CTTCTGAGAACAAATAGCCTTCTGACCGGTTGCCGAAAGAAGAAGGTTTACGTTCGCCGATTCGTCCTCAATCATAAACGGCACTATTTCGGGTTCTATAATAAGGCTACCGCAAGCGTCTACAAAAGCCTTATCCTTTGTGTTCATCTGCGATAAAAACGCCTGTATTACGCTTAATCGACGCTGCAAATAATCGTCGAAAATTTCGCATTTGTCCTGTACTTTTAGGTGAGCGTCCATAAATAAAAGTTTCAAGGCTACACCCGAAACGGCCTCTATACCTTTTACTGAATCAAAAGAAATATCCGGCGTTTGCGTAATGGTGTAAATCATACGCAAAAGGGTTTCTATCTCTAATTTTACGCTTTCGGGGGCCTGCGCCCAGCTAAGATATTGCGCTGTTGCTCCTTCCTCGCCTTCTATAACGGCCCCGCTTTCGCCCTTCTTGGCCCAACCCAAAATAGTACCCGTAGTAAAGATTTTCGGGCTTGCGTGGTAGTCGTTGGTATAGGCGAAATTGGAAAGCAACTTTTCCAAGCGGTCTATAAGGTTCTGCACGTCTTCCCATTCTACGGCAGGCTGGCGGCCATAAATAACCGGAATTTTGCCTATTTGGTTCTTCTTGGGGTAGCCGTCCAATAATTGCCATTGGTTGCTCGTAAGCGTCCATTTCCGTATTTCGGTATCGGTATAGGTTTCGAAATAGGTATGTTTTACACCCACGCTATCCTTTACGACGTATTCGCGGGAGAAAGCTATCATATCGCCCGTTTCATCGAAGTAGGGGTAAAGCCTATCGCCGAACAACGGGCTAAAAATGGCTACCCGAAGTTTGTGCGTCGAATCGAAGCCGTAGTTTTTCGTCTGTTTCTCCACCGGGTACCAAAGTTCGGCCGCTTCCGTGCTGCTGTAAATGGCCCGCGCTACCTTGCGGTTAAGGGTTCGGCTTTTGGTGTCGAACAAAACGCGCTTTACAGCTTTCAAAACCTCGGCTTCCTTGGTGCCTTCTTCCGGTTCCGCGTTAAGGGTTACGGGGTTTCCAAACGTAAAGGCTACGGCCCGCTTTACTATAAGTTTCTGAATTGCCAAGGCTACGCGAGCAACCGGCTCTATACGGAAGTTTTCGGTTTCACCGTTTCCGTTGGTAACGGTCTTTATATTCTTCTTTTCTTCGTCGTTTATATCGAAGTCGGAAAGGTCTACTTTTACCTTCTTATCCCTACGCTTTACCGGGTCGTTTACGTCGTGGCCTTTGGGGTCAAGCTGGGCGATATATTCGGAAGCGTTCGGCTCTGTCGCGTTACGCCCGTTCTTCAATTCGGCAATAGCGGTACTATGGTTTTCGCCTGCCAAAAGTTCGTTAAGCTGCTTGCTATTCATTTTGTTGTTATTTTAATAGTTAAACATTATGCGAAATATCCGGCCGCGCTTTTCTTACCTGTAATGGGCCGTTGCTCTACGGTTCCGGTCAATGCGTCCGGCGCGTCGTCGTGGGCGTTCTTGCCAACCTTCATATAGTGCGTAAGGGCTTGGTAGAAGTCGGGCCACATTTGCGCCCACCCTCGCGGGAAATAAGTAAGGTTTTGCACTTCCGCGCTATGCGTAAATATGCGTACGGCCTTGTTTTGGCTTTGGTGGAACCACTTAATACGGGTTTTGTTGTTACCCATTAACCGGGCTTGTTTCTCTACATTACGCGCGAAACCACGGCCGCCGTTGTTACTCTCTACTACGGCCAATTCTACCGCGTGTTTGGTTAGCATTTCGGCCGTTTTGGGTTCGGTGTACTCCATAGGCTTAGCCGTATAAAGCACGTCCAAAACAAAGTTTCCTATCTCTGTTTCAAGGTAGGTTATCGAGCAAAGGAAATCCGCGCCTTCGTCCGCCGTGTCTGTATAGTTCTTAACCTTCCGTAGCTTGGTGGCCGGCAGTATGTCGTATTCCTTAAATGGGTTTTCGTACATAAGGCCCTGCAATGGTTTCGGGTCTTGCTGGTAAAGGCTTTCGAATACGTGCGGGTTTCGGGTGCGTATTGCTTCCAACTTTTCTAAGTTGTGGCGTTCTGGCCATAGTGCCGTACCTTCTTCGCGTGGGTCGTATTCGGTAGGTGCGCCCTTCTTAATCGCTTGGTATGTTACTACTACCCACCCGTTCGTATTGTTTACCGGGTCGTATATTCCTTGCTGCTCCAAAAGGCGGCCGGCTAAGTCATTTTCGTGCCAGCGGGTAAATACTATAAGCTGCTGGCTATTGTTGTGTAGTCGGGTTTCGGCTACCGTGTCGTACCAATCTTCGATAGCTTCACGAACAACCGCCGACCAAGCAGTTTTAGCGTCCTTATAAATGTCGTCCATTATAAGGGTATCTACCGGTTCGCCCGTAAGCGGGCCACCTACGCCGACGGTCTTAAAACCGCCCCGGTGTCCTACTATTTCGCATTCGTCGGCATTGCGAAGCCAGGCCCCGGCAACGGTCGTAATGTTCGATGAATTAAGGCGCGTTTCCGGGAATATTTCGGCATATTCCGGGGTGTCTATAATACGCTGTATTTCGCGGTTGAACTTGCGGGCCTTCGGTGCCGAATAGCTTACTACGGCTATTTTATTGTCCGGGTTCCGGCCAAGTATATAAGCCGGAAGGCGGCGCGTAGAACCTTCGCTTTTGCCGTGCTGGGGCGGCATGAATACCATTAGCTTTTTAATCTTTCCTTCCGCGAATAAGGTTAGAACGTGGTAATATCGTATATGAAATTCGGCCGGGTCAAAAGTAGGCATAGTAGCACGGGTAAACGGCAAAAGGTCGGTACGTGCTTCTCGTATCAACCTTTCCCGTAATGCGGCTATATATTCTATTTTCTCTTGGCGTGTCATTTCCCTAACTTCTTTTCCAATTCGGCTATACGTGCGTCTAATTCTTCGTCCGTAAGTTGCCCGAACAAATCCTTACCGTCCTTGCCCGTTACTTCGTTGTTTTGTCTATTCTTCCAATTCTCCGGCTCTCCGTTGGTAAGCGTGAATATTATCGCCGCCGTGTCCGGCTGGAAATGTTTATCTACTACCTTCTGTTCCTTTATTCGCGGTATCTCCTTGCCGTTTACGTCGTACTTACCGGAACCTACCGTAGTTATGTGCTTTTCCTGCACCGTGTAACCTTGTATCTTTCGTAAAAGGCTTTTTTTCGCTTCTGCTACGAAGAAGGCCATACGTTCCGCTTCGGCCTTTTTTATATTATCCGAAAACTCCGGAAACCGGGTAATCCAATCGTAATAAGTAGAATCGGAAATTTTAACCATACGGCATACTTCCGCCACCGTATAAGTGTCGGTAGCGATAAGCGAACATATCTTTTCGGCTATCTTCTTATTGTATTTCGTTGGTCTTCCCATTACTTACTTATTGCGGCAAATCGTCCCCCGCGTGTAGTTCTCCAAATTCTTCTTTTATAGTCTTCGGGTCGCCTTTGTAAAATACTAATACGTCGTCGTGAAGGCCGCTATTCTCGCGGGTCTTATTGAATTGTTCTACGGCCTTCTTAACCTGTACTTCTTCGAATTGGTCTACCGTTTCTTCTACTGAACCTTTACAGAATACTAATACGTTTTGGTGTACCTTGCCAACTTTGCGACCACCGTTAAATTGTCGGCGTATTCTCATTGCAAGGCTGGTAATTTGGTTTACTAAAATCAAGTGGTTATAGTAGCTTAGCCCACATTCCGTAAAGGCTTCGATAGTATGGCCTATGAAATTGCGGTAAATACCCTTTTTATCACGAACGTCCCCAACTACGAAAACAGCGAAACGATTGTTTTTCAATCGGGCGCAAGCCTGCTTTATCGCGGATTTATAGGCTTCCAAGAACTGCGGGTAATCCATATTGGAAATATCGCGGGGGTCGTTGCTATATACTTCCAAATCTGCGTACGGTGGGCAAGAAAATACCATATCGAAATCGCCGGTAACGCCATTCTTTTGTAACACGTCTTCAAGCTGCGTACTATCCCCAACCGTCCAACGCGGAGCAATTTCGGCCGGTATGTTACCTAAAACTTCCTTCGCGTTCTCTATGTTGGCTACTACCTGTTTTTCCCGAAGGTCATTACCAACATAGGGCATATTCAATTTTGCCGCTACTATACCGCGAACACTTCCGCCAGCGAAAGGGTCTAAAATGCGTCCACCCTCGATATTGAACCAACGGTAGGAAAGTTCGGTTAGAACGGGGTCAAATATTGAAGTAGTCGCCATAGCCTGTATTCCCTTCTTCTCCATTTCCGCTAACACTTCATCGGTAGACGGTTCCCGCCCCAAGGTTTCCCGAAGCGTGTTTTTTGTGTCGTAGAATATCGGCGGTTGAGCGGATTTGGCAAATGTCAAATCTTCGTCCCTTCCTTCCTCGCTCTTTATACCTATTTCCAACCAAGCGCGGCGGCGTTCCTGCCATTCGGCCGTACGGGTGTTAAGCACGGAAAAAGGCGGCATTACGAAGTCGTCTTTAAGTCTTCTAAGCTGTTCTTCCGTATCTTCTTCCCCTTGGCCGCCTTCTCCGCCGTAGCCTTCCAATTCTACGCCCCAATCGTCGGGGGCTATATCCCACTTATCCGACGCTTGGGTAAGTGCCGCTTCGTCCCAAGCCAGGTTAGCGGCCCCGGTCGCATTGTCGGCTAAGGCAAGTTCGCGCCCTTCCCGCGTGTCTAAATCTATGTCGGTACGCTTTACCGCTACTATTTCTTCGCCGGTGGTTTCTACTATCAAAACCTTTTCTAAGCCGATTTGCCCGGCGTTTTCTACGGTCTTGTTTAGATCGGAAGAGCACACGTCTGAACTCCAGTC